TCCCGTAGGAAACTACCTAAAACATTCATTCCTAATGGAGTTTGTTTTCCTGTATCTGCCATTATGGGCAAAAAGTATCGCTACTTCCTTGGCTAATTCTATGACCACATGTATTCCCAGACCCTACACGTAATACTTGGCTGTTTTCTGCAAAAACGGTTGGACTACCCTCTGTTGTATTTGCTGCACTATGCGGAGGATGAGGTTTGCCAAATGGTTGGTGAGGACTAATTCTACTTACATGTAAACCTACAGGAATTCCGTTGCAAAATACTGTGCTTGCACCCCTAAGTATTTTACCTCCTGCATTATTAATATCTCCTAACCTACTTAATTGAGGCATAATTTTACCCTAGAACAATTTTTTTAGTTGGTACTGATATACCTGTTGTAGCTTCAATATATTTGTTTTTGACAGCATCTTCTGTGGCTCCGTACATAGTAACTGTATTAATATTTATCTTTATAATATCCTTGGTATCTGCGGTAAAAATAGTAGGTATTAAACTCATTCCTTGGCCAGTTGGCGCTATGCTTACAGGATCACTTATCTCTATCCAATCATTGTTGACTGCTAAAACTTTTGCAATACATTCTTCTCCAGTGTTTAACTTAAAACTATAAATTTTTCCTATTTCAAATTTCATTATGCTGCCTTTTCTAAATGTTTTTTTAATTCTTGAAAACCACCAATATATATCTCATCCAAATATATCTGCGGTACTGTTCTTGCAGTTGGAATGGCTTCCAACAATTCTTCTTTACTGTATCCATCACCTATCTTTTTTTCTTCTATTTCGTATCCTTTCTTTTTGAGTAGTTGTCTTGCTTGGTCACAATAGGGGCAATGATACTTACTCCACATTAGTGCTTTCATATTTTTTCTCCTTATAAACTTGGTAACTCATCGTAATCTAAATTGTCACTCATTACACCAATGACATAGTTTGTCGATTCATTTTCTTGTAATGCTGTTTGTTTTTTACTTGTGTCGCTGTGTTTATTAAACCATGGAATAGGTGTTGATTTTGGTGCATGTTCATTATACTTTATGCCAATTTCTTTTAATGCATTGTTTGCTGTATAATCAACAAAATCTTTAAGAATATTGGCGTTAAGTCCAATAACAGGGCCTTTCTTAAACAAATACTCAGCCCATTGTTTTTCTTCTTGGATTACGCCTAAATACATGGCATATACTTCTTGCTCACATTCTTGTTTTGCTTTTACGAATCTACTATCTTCTTTTACTACTTGGTTGATAATATATGCTGTCCATTCTTTGTGTAACAATTCATCTTGTAAAATTAAACTGATGATATTACCATTGCCAATAAAAATTTTATTCTCTACCATTGCTAGACTTGTAGCAAACGATACCATAAAGCGCAAGGCCTCTAAAGCATAACTGGCATTGAGTGCTAACCAGATCGCTCGAATATGTATTTCTTCGTTTACATCAGGCTTACCTAATTCTTTCAAACAATTAATTTCATGTAATCTATCATAGTATCGCCCAACATTTGCAGCCATATCTACTATCTCTCTGGTATCGTGAATTGAATTGAAAACTTCTTTAGGCACGTTATAGATGTTACGAATAATATGGCTGTAACTACGGCTATGTATATTAGTTTCAAAAAAACTCCAATTATATACCAATGCCTCTAGTTCAGGTAAACTAATAACAGGAGTAAAAATTTGACTTGGCCCTCTTCCTTGTAAACTGTCCAATGCAGTTTGTCTTAGCAAATTGCTTGTAAAAATGTGTTTTACTGCATCACTTGCATCTTTAAAATCTTGTGCGTCTTTTGTTAAACTAACCTCTTCAGGAACCCAAAAGAATCCACGTGCTGTTTGTTCTAGTTTTTGTATTTTAGGATATTTTACTTCCTCAAATCGCTGTATTGTGACAGGCCCCTCATCGTCTAAAAACATTTTACGATGTAAATAATCTGTCTTAGTTTGTAAGTTATATTGTTGTATAGACATTTATTTTCTTCCTTGGTTATTCTACTTTTCTTACAGCTTTTTGATCATAATACACATGCATCACAATTTTCATCAAGTTCTTCCGATGGTTTATATTGTTTATTTTCTTTTACTACGTCCTCTATTTTGGACCCTGATTTATTTATAAGTGAGTAGTAAAAGGTCTTTATACCATAATAATGTGCTAACATTAAATTCTTGGCAATAGTTGTAGTTGGTACTTTACGATTTGGAAAATGTGCAGGATTATAAAATGTATTTGTACTAATACTTTGATCGACATACGCCTGCAATACTGCTGCTGTTTTCAGATAATTTAAACAATCAGTTTGCTCCCACATTAATTGATATTTATTTTTAAGTTTATGGTATTCTGGAACAACTTGTGTCAAACTAGCAGCTTTACTTTCTTTTACTGTAATTAAACTCATGGGCATTTCAATACCATTTGTACTATTAATAACTACGCTACTACTTTCTACTGGTGCTATTGCCATTAATGTAGCATTACGAACTCCGTATTTTTTCATGTTTTCACGTAGTATTTCCCAATCTAATTCTGGAGTGAAACTAGCTAAATCATTCACACCCTTTGCTCTGCGTTCCCATGGGAAAATACCACGCCCATAATAAGTCTTATCGCTATCTGAACATTTACCACGTTCTTTGGCCAATTCTACAGTAGCTTCAGTAAGATAATATGCCTGATGCTCCATCCAAGATTTTACTTCTTGTAATGAATCCTTCTCTCCATACTTTAGCCCACGTTTGGCATGCCAATACGCAAGATTTGTAACACCTATGCCAAGTGGTTGTATTTCATCATTACTTAACTTAGATTGTATAGATAAAAAGTCTTGGTAATCAAGTATATTACAAAGGCTACGCTGCAATACACGACAAGCCCTACGCATATCTTCAGGATTACGGAAAGCACCCCAATTTATGGATCCGAGAGTGCATAAGGCTATCCTCCCGGTATCATCGTCTAATCTTTTGAATGGCTTTGTTGGGAGTAGAATTTCGCAATTATGAACTAATATATTATCCGCAAAGAAACATTCCGTTTCGGGTACAGATAAGTCATATACATCTGTGAGTTCTACTTTAATTTTTTTAATTTTAATCATACTTTTATTCTTCCTAATACATATTTTGAATTGTCTTTACAAAATTCCTCTTCGTTTGTAACTCTTACATTCTCTACGACGTTATTATACCAACGGTGTCTTTTAGAATGTTCTGCGGCAATTTTTCTCTGTTCCTTACTTCTATGATACGGATTATATTTGATACTTAGATTTAAATTTTTATTTGTCTCATTTATTAAGTTTTCCAAAGAGCCAAATTTGTTGCCTATCCATGCTAATGATATCTTTTTGAATTCTACAAATTCTTTTTTCATATTATCTTGCAATATATGCAATTTCAAATGTCCTTCTTGACACGATTCAGAAACACATTTCCACATTCTTTCATTTATGCTTGGTAATCAAATTTCAACACATAACTCGTCGGTTTCTACCAACTCATCGGCTCTCACATAACCTCTGTTTTTGGTAAAAATACGATGATCTTCGGTACATCTAAGAACATTACCATTTTCATCTTCAATTTCATATAATTCAGTTACAGTTTTTGTTTTTACTGCCGCTGATACATTTTCCCAAGAAACTTCTCCATTCTTGAAACTTTTAATCTTAGAATTACTAAGCCCACCAAGTTCAAATCTTTCCACCGCACTAGCAACAGACATTTGTTCTGTGTCTCCGTTTTCATGTAGGAAAGTTACTTGAGTATTACCTGTTACGCAACAAAGGTTACTCTGATAAATTGTGTGATACTCAGGATCAAACGGTCCCTGATTCATTACGTTGTCAATGAATACTAGGTATATACGTCCAGTGTCTGTCCTTTCTTTGAGGATTCCTGATTTAAAAACTTCCTCAGCAGAAATAACCTTCTTTCTAAGTCCACGTTGTTTTTCGTATTTAACGTAAAGTTCTTCAAATAGTTTTGTGTTGCTATAAAATGCTTCATATAGATCAGGGACTTCATTTGGATCGAAGAATGTTATATTTTCTTTGTTTTTGAATCTTCTCCAAAAGAAACTTGATAAAACGACTCCATAGTCCATATGTCTGACTCTGGTTTCTTCAGTACCTTGATTGTTTTTAAGTACGATAAGATCATCAAACTGATGATGCCAAATAGGATAGAATACAGTAGCACTTGCATTGCGAATACCTCCTTGACTACAACTACGTAAATCACCGAACCACTTCTTTAAAAATGGAATCATGCCGGTGTGCATAATTTCACCACCACGAATAGGGCTACCTAGTGGTCTTAATCTACCAATTTCTAACCCAATGCCAGCACGTTTGCTAGCATACTTGGCCATCATTTCTCCTGAAGCAAAAATACTGTCCAAATCATCATCACTGCGAATAAGAACACAGCTAGAAAACTGCTTGGTGGGTGTGCCCAAGCCAGCAAGGACAGGAGTAGCCAAGGTAAAGAGCCCATCACTGGCTGCATTGTAATACTCCTTTATGTAACGCATTCTTGCGCTGTTTGGTTCTTCTTTATGAAACACTGTCGCTGCTGCAATCATATAACGTATTTGCGGTGTCTCATAAATATCTTTTGTGCTACGATTACGCACAAGATATTTTTCAATTAATTGTTCTATTGCAGCATATGAATATTGCTCATCCTTGCTATGGTCAAGCATATCATTCATTCTATTCCAATCTTCTAGGGTATACCATTCTAATAACTCTGGAGTGTATAATCCAACATTAACATTTTTCTTTACAATATCTAATATGTGTGGTACACTATAATCGCCATATACGTCTTTACGTAACATACTAAGACGTTGTTTTCCTGCCACATATTGATAATTGGTATGCCCAATGTCTGGGTTGTGTTCAATGTCAATTAAATTTACTACTGCACGTAGTGTAATTTCATCTATTTCTCTTGTAGTGATTCCATCATAAAAGTGTGGTTGTGCTTTTATTTCTATCATACTTTGGCTAACATCAGCTATACCATTACATATTTTTGTTATTTGTGCTTGCCATTTTTCTAAATTAAGTAGTTCTTTCTGTCCTGATCTTTTTATAACTTGTATTTGCATATTGAATCCCGTCTAAAGTAGTATATCATGGAAAATTTGAATGAATCAATATTTAGCGGGTATAAACAACTTATACACGCTACATATTTTACTGCCTGTAATATACTACTTTTTAACTGTTTTCTTAATATGTTTTATAATATTATTACATAAGTCTTTGATTTCCTTATCAGATAAATTCATTAATTTATCATTATTAGCCTCTGCGATATATCTATCGAAGTCAGCTAACCCATAGGGCATATAATCACGTTCTTTATCATTTACAATATTAAAGTGATCAGGATATGTAAAGTTTGTAGTATTAGAACCTCCCATAACCACAGTACCTGGAATATTAAAACTACGTGCAAAATGTTGTCCTGAACCATCTACTCCTAGGAAATAATCACATTGTGACAAAATAGATGCCATCGAACGAACATCAGTAGGCCATAGTTGAATAAAATCTGTTGGACTCAATACAGGAATATCTCTATCCGTAATTAACCAAATACCATATCCTTGAAGTTTTAATCTTTTAATTATTTCTTTGCATAATTTAAGTCGCATAGACCTACAAGATTTATCCTTAACTTCATTTTCTAAGAATTCAACATCTTTACTAAATGGTTGAAAAGCAATTATAGTATTAAAATAATTTCTCTTTACACTTAATCCAACTTTACTTTCATGTTCCTGTATATACATTTTTGGAACAGGCATAGGATCTTTATCACCGTTGATTTCTTGATTCCAAGCATCAACAAGATGAATTTTTCCATTTAAAAAATCAATATTGTAATAAGGGTCTGGTTTAATTATTTTTGTATTTTTAATTCTATTAAAAAGGTCTTTAGTATGATTATCAAAAATAAAATTAGATAATTTTTTATTGCCCCAAAAAATTGGGCCAAATTCATGCACTACTATTGTACAATCTGGGTTATTTGTTACAAACTTTTCTAAAGCTGGAATAGATGTAAAAACCTTACTCAATTCGCCTTCAATAATTAATGTTTTTTTCATAATTTACATTCCGTTAATGTTTTATCGTGCCCTAATATACCACAGGGAAAGGTATTAAAACTTATACTTACTCTAGTCTGATCTACCTGTACAGCATCTACTCGGTGTGTTGTACCTGAGGGAAAAAGAAGTAATGTGTTTTCCTCTGCTTCAAACCACCAATCATCACTATTAAATTGATTAAATGTTTCTGTTGGTATTTCTAGTTGTTTGTATTCAGCTTTAAGAAAATAAATTCTATCTGTAGCAAGATCACTTTGTAGATAAAAAACACCACTTATAAAGCTATTTGGATGAGCATGAGCATGATGCCATTGTCCTTTCTCACTATAGTTAGCCCAACATTGTGTTATACGTAAAGATAGTGGATTTATAGGAACATAAACATTTTTTAAAAATGTTTCTACACTGTTTTCAAAAAACTTTTTTAATCTGTTCATTTTTTTATGTTCTAATAAGTAATGATCAGCACTTGTCATATTACCTTGATTTGGTCTGCGTTCTAGCGAAAGAATAAAATCTTTTTCAGTTTTTGTGACAGGTTTATCCAATTTAAATATTCCAATTGGTTTTGGAAATAAACTATAAATTTGAAAATTCATTACCAACTCCAACTTACATAACTATATCTTATACCTTTAGTAACAGGTTTTACACCATGTGGAAATAAAAAATTGCTTGGAAAAATAACAAGTCCACCTTCTTTTAAGTCTAATGGTTCATCATTCAATATAAATAATTGACCACCTTCATAATTATTATTAAGACTTCCTAAAATAGTTAATATAGGTACACCTTTATTAACCCCATCAAATAAAGTTTGTATATGATCACAATGTTTCCTCATTTCTGTTCTAACATCATATCTATTCCATCTGATCGGTGAAAAATCCTGTAAGGCGCCAAACCAATTTATATTTATGTAGGATAGATAATCTTTTAAAGCAAAACTTATTTTTTGTTCTATTATAGTTTTTTCTGATATTTCATCAATAGAAATATGTAGGTCATTTTCATACTGCGTATTTTTATTTGTTATATGGTCATTATAGCTATGTTTACTCCAAGGAATTTTGTTAAGTTTTTTAACAACTTTTTTACAAAAATTTGGCTCTAAAAAATCATTATATAACTTTATATAATCTTTTAGATTATAAGATAGCCCGTCTAATTTTATATTTTGATTATGAATTATCATAGCAATATTTACTTTGCTACAACTTCACTAAAAAAAAATTAATATACCCAAGAAATATAACTGTACCTAGTACCTTTAGTTACTTTAGTTATAAAATATGGATACAAAAAGTTACCAGGAAACATTACGATTTGACCCTTTTTAAATTTAAGTGGTTCATCTATTAACATAAATTCTCCACCTTCAAAATCATCATTTAATAGTCCTATTACTGTAAAAATTGGATTATTTGTTTGTCCATCATCGCCAGTTACACTATTATGGTCACACCTAATTTCCATTTTTTTATTTGATTTAATTCTATTAAATTTGACCATTGTATGTCCGTTATATTGAGTGAACCATGGGTAATTTCCACCGTAGACATAATTTTCTATAATAGGGGCCAAACTTCTAGTAATATTCCACTCGATTTCTGTATTTGATAAGTATGAAGTTTCAATACCATTTTCTTTTTTCCACTCAGTGGTGTCTTTTGTTAATAGTTCTAAAGCTTGATCACAGAATTCTAATTCTGTAAATTCAAACATTTTAATAAAATTAATTAAATTGGGCTGTAATATCATATATCACCATAAATTTCTAACGTTGTATTTAATGAATTGTCTTGTACCCAAATCATATTTTCTTCATCCCAATAATATGTATTTCCATCATTGGGTTCAGGAATAGGAGCTGCCCAATCTTTTGTAATAGGGTCAATTGACCAACTTGGAAATGGTTTAGGTAATAAAAATACATCAAGGTTAGGATCATAAGTGCCGCCTATAACTGCATATCGTGCTCTAATATTATTATTATAGCTTGTTTGTTTGTAGATTTTATCTTCACCAAACAAGTTTTTAAGATATTCTATACCTATATGTTCGTGTTCAATACCATTTTCGTCAATCATATCGATATTATCTACTCTTAGGACATTGAGAACCACATTATTATTATCTAATTCTGCGTAATGTGCCATATTTAATTCCACTGAAAACTTCCTGCACCAGTAAATGTGTGGAATGTATATCCGCCACTAGTTGATACACTACCCCCTGTTGCAATTTGTGGTCCTGGATAACCTACAATAACAATACCTGATCCACCTGATCCACCTGATCCACCTCTACCCGATCCACCTCCTCCACCTGTATTAGGTGAACCAGCTTGGCCTGTATTGGCGGGAGTATTTGCAGCACTACCACCGCCTCCTGCACCACCGCCTCCTGCAAATCCACCAGAAGGAGGGCTCCCTCCACCAGTACCACCGCCTCCGCCCCCTACCGTAACAATAGATCTCCAAGTTATGCCAGACCCTCCATTGCCGCCTGTCCCTGGCGCAGGTCTAGTACCTCCAGCTGCTCCAATCCCGCCACCACCTCCGCCAACACCTGGACGACCCACACCCCCCGCATTACCTTGCGTAACTGCAACTCCTTGATTGCCTGTAGCTGCTCCTCCTGGTCTAGTAATGGGAGGGCTTGATAAATTACTACCTCCACCGCATCCACCAGTACCTCCTATGTTTGGAGCTATACCGAAAGTTCCCCCACCACCCCCTCCTAATCCTGACATTGTTCCAAAAGGTCCTGATAAGGATGAATTGCCTCCAGGACTACCTACCAACGGCGTACCTGCAGGTGGATATCTCCCAGCACCTCCGCCCCCGCCTATGCTAACAGGAAAACTAGCTCCCGGACTATATGGAATTACGACAGCAGCAGGATTGACACCACTTCCAAACGGTGAATCTATATTTGTGCGAATACTACCTGCTCCCCCTCCACCGCCAGTGTTGGCACCCCCACCACCACCTCCAGCTACGATCATATATTCAGCAACAATTGATGGACCGGGTGATTTACCATAAAAATCGCTCATTTTAATAGTACCAGAAGGAACACCTGCTAATGTCCTATATGTGGGACTGTTAATACTACTGTTAGGATTGGTTCCTGATACTCCTAATTCAACGTTAATTGCATTAAATGATATAGGCCCCGATGGTGGTAATACCATTTTACTCTCCTTTCTCTACACAATTGACATAAACAACATTTGATGAAGTACTAAAACATTCATACTTTTTAAGTTCTTCAA